GAGCGGGGGCGGGGGTAGACGCGCTCCCTAATAATACAGAGAAGCTCACCCCCGGGCAGTCCCTCGTCCAGCAGGTATTCGGCAAGGGTTCCCCAGGTAGGCAGGTTCTGGGCTACGGCTTAGGGGCGACTGCTATTGGTGCGGGGATTAAGGGAACAGAGAAAATTTACGATGAAATAGAGGGGCCAATTAAGAAGAAGATCTATTTCAAAAGGATGCTACAAGAGACCCCTGCCCTGAAAAAAGAAAGTCCTAAAGACGTAGCTAATATATTTAGTACGCTGTATAGGTTTAATCGTAGGATGGCGTCTGATCCTTTAGTCGCAAGCTCCTTCTTGAAAAGGTCGCTACAGTTCAAAGATGAGGGCATTCAACCTATGGATGTTAAAACACTTACTGAAGTTGCTAAGAACTGGACGCAGTCCAAGCCAAAAGCGACGTCTCTTCTTTCAGAGGCTCTGCCTACTGCTGCTTCTGCTCTAGTTGGATTTGGCACTTAGAGGTAATGATGTCTTTAGGTAAAGGCCTAAAACATATAAATTCAATTCTTATGGCTGGGGAGGCACCTCCCACGCGTAGAGCCGTAGCGGATAGTGTTCTTGATGAGGTTCTTGATCCGAAAGCAAAATCTTATGTGTACCTAAAGTCTATCTTAGAGGGTGCCAAGAAAACTGCCCCGCGCATGGGTCCTGAAAACGTTGAGGCTGTAGAAGGCCTAGCCCCTATCATTTCAGCAGGGGGTCGAGGTGCTGGGGTTCTTGAGACCTTGATACGTGGGCTTAAGCGTAAAAAACAGTATCCCAAGGAGTTGAAAGAGCGCCAAAGGCTTTTACTTGGGATGAGCGCGCTTACTGCAGGAACGGGTGCTGGGGCAGGCGTTGCCGCTAATCAACTAATTGAGGCCCTGAAGAAGAAACAAGCCAGTGCTGGCTTTAACAAAAGTGGATCTGTGCTCATGAATACTCACCCCATCAGGAAAGAGGCCGCTCATGCAGAAGGGACCAAAGCAGCTTTGCGGAAATTAAAAGAGAAGCTACTTGGTGAGGGAACACCCGGCGCAAAAGAGCGTTTGAAGAAAGCCCTTAAGCGAGCCGTCTATGGGAAAGAGCCCGGTAGATTTAGAGGGCCTAAGAAGAGAGCGCGGGCCTCTAGCATGAAGCGGGATGTAGAGAGGCTTAAAGCCCTCGCCGCCGGAGGTCTTAAAGACACCAGAAAGGCTGTGCATGAGAACAAGTACACCCTTCCGACCGCCTTGGCGGGAACTAGTGCAGTAGGCACTGCAGCAGTTCTTAGGAAGAAGAGTAAAGAGTAAACTAGCAGGTACCTAGCGTGTTCAAGCTTCTAACATTTCCGGGACAAGACGACCATGGGAACATATTCGTCCAGGCTATTAGACCTGGGCGGAATATGGAAAAGGTGGCCTCGGGCGATCTGTTCCCAAGGATTCGATCTTTTATAGATGGGCTGTCCCCCTGCGCTAGCAAAATCTACGTCCTAGTCAATGCCCTGGGGGCTGGTGAGTACTACGGCAGCAATATCAATGGGGACTACTTTGAGGAGAGTGAGTTAAATCCTAATTTGGGCGATGACATCTCAAATGTAGCTGGATACAAAACTTTTGTCTCTTCAGGTATCTACAGACACCACAAGAATAAAGATAAGGAGCGTTCCTTAGGAAAGATTATTTGCGCTTGCTACAATCCTATCATGCACCGGGTTGAGCTTATACTAGAGATTGATAGGCAGAAGGCTAGAGCGGAAGGCCACCTAGACATAGTAGATACTTTAGACAGAGGTGGGCACCCCGCAGTGAGTATGGGGTGTAAGGTCAAGTACGATGTCTGCTCCATATGCGGGCATAGGTCTAAGACTAGGGCAGACTACTGCCTCCATACAAAGACCATGATGGGTAAGATCCTACCAGATGGCAGGAAAGTCTTTGTCTACAATCCTAAGCCTAAGTTTTTTGATTTAAGTTTTGTCGTTATAGGTGCTGATCGGACCAGCTTCGCTATGGCCAAGGTCGCCCACGCGTTTACAGCGAAGTCGTCAGCAGAACTAGCTGAGGACTATAGGCTTGCGGAGTCTTACGAGATTAGGGAAAAAGTGGCCGCTAGGGGCAAAGTCGCCACTATTATAAAGCGCGTGCCCTCGATGTCGGCCAAGATTATGCCGAAGGCCTTCTCTGGTGAGCCGTCGCTCCCTAGACCAATGCTCGACTCTTTAGCAGAGCACCCCCTTAAAAAGATCTTAACGAGTACAGCGTCTTCAGGCATAGTGCTGAAGCCCAAAGAGTATCAACGCGTAATATTAATACGTATGGGCAAGAGACCCTTGGCCGATAGACTAGATAGAGCGGGTACAGTATTCTCCCCCACTTCTGGTATGGACCGTAGTGTTTCTCTCGGGAACCCCCTTGATCACGTTGGTAAAATAAGAGATCTGATAGCGCCAATGCTTGGGCGTAGGAGTATGTTTGAGCCTATGTTGACAAAGCGAATTGTAGTTACAATTCGTAAAAACCCATTGACGGCACCAGAAAGTTTAACTACTAGTGAATCACCGCTTCTAAATAAGATAGCGGACGGGTACAATGGGTATCGGCAACAACTACTTGAAAACATAGATTCAGTAGTTGATAATATAACAAGTAAGGATTTTAGGTTGCTCGCTAACCTTAGTGAGTCTGGATTTGAAGATATGTTGATGGGTAAGACACTCCTAGATAAGACGGCCTCAAAGCTGCCTTTGGGTTTGTTAGGTATTATGCCCCTCACGTATCTTTACGGTGCCCATGTTAGGCGAAAGCAAATGGGTGGCGGTAAATCAACAGGACCTCTCGATAGGTTTATTGAGCAACACCCCATAATCGCCTCATCTGTATTTTTGGGACTTACTAGGCTGGGCACGAATCTATTTAGATCCGGTCAGATAGATAAGCACGTAAGTACAATGTTGAGGGGATTTTAGTTTTGGGTGCTAGGTGGCAAAAGGCCAACCGAAGACTGTGCCCTGTTAGACACTTTTTTTCTAAAACTATACCGTGGAGGGTATAAGAATGAACGAGCTACTTGCACAGGCCTATGGCACCCAGGACAATATCACTGCGAATAATGGATCTTTAGAGAAGACTGCGGAAGCGGCCATTCTCGAAGAGCTTGAAAAGGTCGCTGCTGCTGAGGGCATTGACCTCAGTGAGTTTAGTGACGATGAGATCGTCGAGATCATCTCTGAGGCTATGGGGGGCGCTGGTGTCGAAAAGACCGCAGCGGCTTATGAGGAGGAAGGTCAGGAGAAGGTTGCTGAGGCTGATTTTCTTGGCCGCACCATGGCCCACGCTTTTTATGATGAGCTTACTACTATTCAGCATGGTGGTACTGAGAAGGTAGCCTCCGATGAGGAGTTTGCTCAGGCCTTCGAAGATGAAGCTGTCAATCGCGCCAACGCCATCCTTGAGGCGGTCGGTGGTGTCGAGAAGCAGTCTGCTGCCGGTTACAATGACGAAGAGATCGATGGTGCGCTTGATAACAGGGCCGCTGAGCTTCTGTCCGAGGCTGGTTACGATCTTGACGCTATCGCCAATGCTCTTGAAGGCTAAAAAGATCGGCCAATGATACAAACTTAGTTATTAGTAGCTTTGTTTGTATCATTAGTTGGTAATATAATGCTGAGAGGAGCGCGGGCGAGGCGGTGTTCTAACCAACCTCGTAAGCCCCAGGAGAGTTTATGACATCTCTAAATTCATTGATTGAGAAGCTAGCAACTGGGGTTTGCTCTGATGAACCTAAAAACTCTGATGAGCCTTCCGGCCTCAAGACAGACCCGGTGTACGTAGAAAAGCTTGCTTCGGCCATCGACTACATAGTCGATATCCAAAAAGAGCCTACGTCTTCGCAGACACCATCTCTTATTGACAGCAGCGTTGGGGACATGTCCACGTCGTTGCGCAGTAAGTTACAGACCAAGCTAGCTGAAAAAAGTAAAGAGGGCTCAAACGAAACAGCCCTAGTTCAGAATGTACTAAATCGCCTTAAAGCGCTGAAGCACTCTCCCACTGAGGAGATTGAAGAGGTCTTTGAGGAGAAAACAGCCGAGGTCGAGGACGTGTTTACGGAAGCCGACACTTCGGGAAACATAGATGATTTGAGTTTAGCTGACATTTTACAGTCAGCTTTGAGTGCCGACGAGATAGACGAGAGCGTTCCTTCTGAAGAGAGCGTGAAGACCGCTGAAGATCGTGGCGAATCGCCAATGGCGAGGAAAGAGGCTACTAGTATGTTGAAAAACAGACTTCTAGCTAAACTAGGTCAGGAGGCTGGTCATGGGACAACTTGATAAACCCACTCTGGAGGTTCTTTCTCAAGTACCACAGGTTCTTAGAGCCTTGGTCGAGGAGAACACCAAGCTCGCTTCTGCTCTTGAAGAGTATAGGCGGTCGGGGCAGGCGGAAGAGATTGTTTCTATGATGGAGGCCCGTGGCTTTTCTGATGGATCCGTTCCTTTCAAGCAGAAGGTAGCAGCATTGCTGGCTTCCAAAAAGGATCTGGGTGTTGTCAAAGAGGCACTTGCTTTATCTGCTCCGGATCTTTCGTTCGCGTCTGTGTCTGATATGCCAGACGACGCAGATTCAGCTTCAGCGTTCGAGAATTTTATTCTCGGAAACTAACACGTTTTTTTGGAGGACTAAAAAATGGCTCTTGTAGGATTACAGGCCACCAACCGACGCAGCGTTAGTCCCACTACGTCAACTCTCCACATGCTTGTGGAAGATGTTGACTGTAGTGCGATTGCCGCCGCTCCAGAGGATGGTCAATTTATTGTCGCCGTTTCCAAGACTGGAAATGATGGTACGGGCGAAACGATCAGCGCCGTCAATGCCGCAAACACCACTCCCGGAGGCCACGGTCTCGGTATGGTGTGGGGATCGGCGCTTCGTTCTGATCGTTCGGCTCTTGGGGACTCTCGGGTTCCCGTCATTCGTAAGGGAGGCGGGCGTTTCACCACTAGGTGCTTTAACGTCGATAGTGCCGACGCCAATTTGGCTCAGTGGGTAGAAGGTGCGCCACTGACAGTGGCGGCTCCGACCGTTGCCGTGCAGGGCTCTACTGCTCGGATGCTGCTTACTTTGGCTGCACAGGGCACCACGGGTGCCCCATCCACTACCGCTCTGGATCACTGCTGGATTGTTGGCTATGTTGTACGCGTAGTTACCGATTCTGTTGTCTCCGGTACCGGAGAAATTGAGTTTTATCTTTATGATCAAGCTCGACTCACCCAAATCGCTAACGTGTAATAAGGAGGACTAAGTAATGTCGAATGTACCTAGCGAAGTCCTCAACGAGCTTTTTCTTTCTAAGCTCGATACAGAGGCCGGAAAAGAGAAAATCGCTGCCCTGGGCAGTGACTACATCCGCGACCGTCTCCGAGAGGAGAGCTTTGCACGCAAAGTTCTTCCTCCCAAAACTGTAACCCGTGCCGATCTCCAGGTTAGCGTCAGTCATGACACCCTGGTCAAGATCGTTGAGACTGAGCCTGAGAGTCGGTCCATGTCGATGTCCTTCCGAGGACAGCCGAACGTGCGCTACTACACCTCACCTCGGTTCGAAGTTCCTTTCCACACTGTTGGTTCGGAGCGCTATGAGCAGACTGAGCAGGAGTTGATGGCGTACTCGTTGCCCATCACGCAGATCATCAAGCGGAATATCGTCAACGATATCCAGGAAGTTGAAGACAGTGTCTTCCTCAACCACATTGAGTCTGCCTGTCAGTCCCTTCAGCAGGATGCCCAAGGCTTGGCCTTTGGTGCCGCGTACCCCACCGCTGCCGCATTTACTGCGTTGAACGTCGCTGCAGGTTTGGCTGAAGTTGGTAAGGTTAAGGGTATCGACGTCATTGGCGGGCACGATATTGCTGCTATTGACGGTGGAACCAATGATACTCTCTCTTTCCCCGTCCAGAAGGACGACCTGATTAAGTTGTTTCAACTTTTCACAGGTACAGGGAATCGCGGTTCGCGTTTGCGTTGTAATCAGTTTCTCATTACCGACACGGATTTTGAGGACATCAACTCTTGGGCGATCACCGAGATGGGCGACAAGATCGTTGGTGAGACTTCTGTTGATGGGTACAAGTACTCTACGGTCATTGGCCGTAAGTTCATCCGTACCTTGAAGACTGATCTCCTGCGTCCTGGTAATATCTATGCCTTCACCTCACCTGAGTACATGGGTGGGTTCCTCATTCTGAATAAGACTAAGTTTTATGCAGATAAGGAGCGCAATCGTATTTCGTTTGAGGCTTGGGAAGATATCGGCATGTACATTGGTAACGTCGCTTCTTGCCGTAAGCTTGAGCTTTATGCGGGCTCGGTGGAGACGACTGTAGGCGCTACCAACGCTGCTGCTCGTACTGCGTTCTTGCCGTTGGCCGAGGATCAGCTTGGCAGGCTCAACAATCTTGTTGAGGAAGGCCAGACGTTCCCACAGGTGGCTCAGTTCTGATCTGGTTCTTGAAAAGCGCCCCCCACTTGTATTATGAATGTATATAGGTGGGGGGCGTTTACCTGTAACCAAGGATTATTATGTCGAAAGTCTACAAAGTGACTCATCTTGAGTTTAATAAAAGAAATCCTAACCGTAGAAAGCGGAAGAGTCCTAGTTTAAAAACTCGGATACACATAGGAGGTAGGCTTCTTAAACCCGGTGCACATATGTACCTCACGGTTGACTCTTATAAGAAAGGCAAGGCCGATATAGAGAAATATATCAAAGCGGGCAGAATCAGAGTAACGGGTGGTTCAGGTAGGAAGCCTGTTAAAATCGCTACGCCAGTATTAGAGAATAATACCAAGAAGATTGCTGAGAAACCTTCTGTGAAAGAGGCGGTCAAGGTAGAAGTAAAGGAGACGGCTAAGGTCGAGGTTAAAGAGACCCCGCCTCCTAAAGTTTCTGTAAAAAAAGAAACACCTAAAAAGGCAGAATCTGCTAAAGTAGAGCCTAAGAGGCCGGTGTTTGTATCCAAGCCACCAGCACTCGCTAAGAAGGGGGAATCTACTCCTATGCGCTCTACGAGGAGGCGAAGTAAAAAGTCTTCGGAAGATAAGTAATGTTTATTAAAAACGAGAGTTCATACTGTAGGCTCTACAACACTCCGTTTAAAACTGGAGATGTGCAAGAAGTGACAGACGAGCAAGTAGAGGAGCTTAAAAAATTTATTGAGAGAGGGTCCTTCTCCCTACATGAAAAAGACCCCACCAAGCCGAGTGCGCCTAAGAAGACTAGAAGTCGAAGAAAAAGAAAACCTGTTGACGAGTAACCGCCATGAGCAACGACCCTACAAGTCCCAATAGTAATACACTAGGACCGGTGGAGTCTGTAAAGGCAGGTCTTCCCACTAAGCTTCTTGGAGTTATAGCGCTTGTGCGAGCTAAGTTAAGAGACTACCCAGAGCTAAATAGGCTAGTCGAGGGGCGTGAAACTTCAGACAGGGCGATAGCCTTTGCCATCATGGAGACGATAGACGACTTTAACACCAGCCCGCCGCTGATCCAGTCTTTTGGCCTAGAAAGTTTCCCTTCTACTTCCCTGCTCATAAGGGGTACTATAGTAAACGTGCTGGAGTCGATTGGGCTCCTTCAAACAAGAAACCAGATGAGCTACTCGGATGGTCAGGGTGTTCAGGTATCTGTTTCAGACAAGACCCCCATGCTAATGCAGTGGATTTCTTTGTTTGCAAGCCAGTATGAACAGAAGAAGCTTCGACTCAAGAAGGCGTTAAACTTAAGTGGCGCTCTTAATGGGTCGGGAGTTTCTTCTGAGTATCTCTACGTAAACGGCTACTTTGACCAATTGGACTAGGGACTGACTTATGCCCAGAATACCAAACAAACAGCGAAAGTCCTTCACCATAACCAATGAAATAGAGTTGGCGCTGCCTGGGTCTGAGCACTACACCGGGTTCACCTTCCAGATTATTGGGCTGACTGCCGGAATACAGGTGCAACTGCTGGCCAGTCTCGATAACGGCGCTAATTTTGGTGTATTAGATGCCACCTTTGCAACCACGTCGGCTGCGGGGTCTGTTGAAGTTTTAGAACTTCATGCCCCCTGTCCAGGGGGTCTTAAATTAGACTTCGCGGGTAACCTCGTCGGTGGCACTATTATAGTGTTTATGCACGAGCCTGCCTTCTCTTCTATGACTAAGTAATCCTAGGGGACAGATGATGAACGTTTTTGAAAAGATGGTGGTTGACGAGCAGGACACTGATAAAAAGTTTCTTGAGGCCACGTCGTTCTTTATTTCCCTGAAGGAGCCGGTTGTTAAGACCGCAGCGAAAGCACCAGTCACAAGAAGTGAGGAACGAGAAAAGTTTAAACGGGTACAGAAAAGCGTCTCAGAGAATGTAAAGAGCCCTCCCTTACGACCGCTGAGAACCACTGTAGCGGAGGTCACTAAGAATACTGTGATGGAGGAGAGACCAAAGCCGTCGCGCAAAAAAGGTACCCTTCCAGCAGAGCTTAAACAGGTAGTGCCTAAAAAGC